AACTCCTGAATTTGGTTTATAAGTATCATCGTTATCAAATACCACTTTTTTTCCAGCTTCTTTTAGTAATTTTACTACTTCAACCTTCTCTTTTTCCATTGGTCTTTGAAATACGATAACATCGGACATCATAGCTTCATAGAATATTTGTTCATTAGACTTAACTGGACTAGACAAACTTATTCTTGACCCATTCCAACAGTTATGAATCTGTGGAAGTAGACATCTTACTTGATAACATCCGTCATATCTATTTCCTATGTAGTATACTTTCATATTAGAACATTTTACTAAAGATTTCATCAATCTTTTTATCAAGCATTTCGTTTATCTTATCATTAATCTTCTTTTCAATCTTATCTGCTAAAGAATTAGGTTTAACCTCTGGTGTTGGTTCTTCTATATCTAAATCAGCCATATTAAATATCTTTTTCTTTGCGATAATTTTAGCACCTTTTCCAAGTTTATCTAACTTGTTTCCATCTTTATCAATAATTTCACTTATCTTATCTAGTTGTGAAGCGATTGATACGCCTGTTTGATTCTTCATATTGTTATTTTAATGCTTTATTAATTATATTATTACTTATTTTAATACATTGGTTTAAAAAATCAGAAACGTGATAATTTAATTTCATTCTATTACACATTTCACAACATAATACTACGTTATTTTCTTTATATCCAATATTATTATTTACTCTATCTAATCCTATTCCGTCTATATTATCTCCGCAATAATAACATTTTTTATTCCAATTCTTTTCAAAATAATCCCAATCTAATTTAAACATTAACCCCCTATTTCTTGCTGAACATATATAACTATTTAATCTTTCCTTTATTGTATGGCTATATATTTTATCACCATTCTTTCTCATTTCTGGGTGATGTTCTCTATATCTTTTAGCATTATCTATTTCTTTTTGTTTATTTTTTTGATAATACTTTTTCCTATAAATACTTCTTTCTTCTTTATTCATTGTTGTGAAACCTTATCAGGCAAAGCGGTTTCACTTGCTTGCCCGATAGGAACAATTAATTTAATTAAATTGTTAGCTTAACTTAGGCTTTTGTTGCGTGAGTTAAGATTCTTACACCAGCAGCATCTCTGTTTTCAACAACACCATAGGCGATGTCAGAAACAACTAATGTTCCAACGTAAGATAATTCGTATTCAGCTTGAGTTCTAATACCATTTGCTCCAACGAAAGAACCCATAGAACCACCAGCACCAAGTGCTAAAGTAGCATAATGAATAGCATCTTTGTGAGCTAAAGCATTTACTCTACCAGTTGTAGAAATAACGTAAGGAACGTTTACAGATACATAAATAGGTAAACCGTATAATGTATAGCTTGGTTTTTTAGCAGTTGGGTCATTAACTGGAGAGTTTACAGCTAAAGAAAATTTATCTAAAGATTGAACTTGACGCCAGAAAGTCATTGGATGGAAGAAGAACGCAACGTCACCGTTGTATAAATTACCTTTGATGTTACTTTCTAATGTAGCAATAGCATTTAAGATATCACTATCAACTAAGTTAGTAGTGGAAGCACCAACAGAGTTGGAGAAACCAATAAATAAAGCAGCGATAGCATCTTCTAAAATGGATGCGATTGTGAAAGCAGTGTTCTTAGTGTAACGTTCTACTAAATTCCAACTTCTCTTGATTTGAGCAGCTTCACGGTCTTCAATTAAGAAGGAACATTCATACCAAGTATTAACTGTTAATGTTCCGTTTGTATCGGTATTAGCATTTAATGTAACTTGAGAACCGTTTGTTTTAACGTTAGCACTCATTTCTGTGATATTTGGTGTGTAGACAGTATCACCACCGTCTGCTAATTCATCACTTCTATCAGTGAAGAAGTTAGCTAAGATTAATTCTTCCTTATAGAAATCATTAATCATTTTTCCCCAGATTTCTGGGATTTGAGCAGCTAATGTTGTGCCACTCATTTGTCCTGTGCCTAAAGCCATAGGAGTATAAAAGAACTAATCAACAATCTTGTGTTATTTCCCTAGCCAAGCTTTCTTTAAATCTTCTTTGGTAGGTTCTTGACCTTCTCTAAAGATTGAGCTTCTATTAGATGCTCCAAGCTGTGCCTTTTCTTTCTTTGCTTCCGCTTCTTTGCTGTCTTTGTTAGCCTTAAATAAAGGTGATGCGATTGCTTCAGTTAGATTATTAAGACCTTTTAAGTTTTTAATGTCTTTTAACAATTCCATTTCTTCATCAGAATAACCACGAGCAGCAAGTCTTGAAAGTTCAACAATTTCAGATGAATTGACTTGTTCTATGTTAGTTTTTTTAATTTCAGGTTTCTTTTCTTCTTTTTTGGTTTCTACCTGATTAGATACCTTTTCAAATTTGTTCTTCCAATGAGTCTTTTGAGCAGCAGCAGTTTTAATTGCTTTCTTTGCTTCAGCGACATCATCAGTAGTCCATTCTGCTTCTGGCTTTTCAAACCAAGGAACAGTTGAATAGTCTACTTCTTCTTCGATGTTTTCTTGTTCTTCAACAATAGGTTCATCTACCTTAATTTCATCTTCTTCCATAGTGATATGTAGGCGTTTAGTGCCTGTTATTTTTAAGTCTTTTTTACTTAGCTTTAGTGCTTAGACATATAAGTGTGTCACTCTGTGGTAGTGGGAGAATCGAACCCCCATTAAACCGTTCTACCTATTTCCAGCTTTTCTTTTCTCCTAACTCTGGAATTATTTGTGATTCAAATCTCTTGAATCCTCTAATTAATTTATCTATCGCTATTTGACTTGCCCTAACTTCTAATGCTATTCCAGCAGTTGTTGTTGATTTGATATCAAGTGGTTTAGTTAAAAACTCTTGAAGCATCATCTTTTTAAAATCTTGATATTCTGGAGTAGCTGTAAATTTTAATACATTAGTCATACTATTTAATCATTCCTGCTTGAGTTAATAAAGCATCAGGTTTCTTTTGTTCTGGCATTGTTCCAGCTCCACCTGCGGCTGCTTGTTGTAACTCTTGCTTTTGTTTAGGTGTCATCTTAAATGGACTAATACCGTTATCTTCTAAATATTGTTTAAATAATGGAATTTCTGTTAATGTTGGATTAGCTCCAGTCATTTGTAAAGCATTGAAGTAAGCATCATTTTGTGCTGATTTATCTACGCTTTCATCAGTAGCCATCATCTTAAATCCCCATTTAAAGTTAAAGAAGTTTTCTGATAATTCTACTCTACGACCAACATTAGACATTCTTTGTTGAATCGTGTCCATCATATCTTGCTCTACTTCTGGAGTAATAAGTTCTCCATTTAGTAATGCTTCTTTCTTTAGATATTCTAGAACTGCTTTATCATAGGCTTCAACATCTTCATCATCTTCAGCCATTTCAATCATCTTATCTCTATTCCATTTAACAATTAAGGTAGGGAATATATCTTCTAATAAGAAGTTAGCAATCTTTTCAAATAAGTCTTGACGATAATTCTTAAAGGCTGTTACTGCTCCAGCGTTTACTACTGCTATACCACGGAATGTAGTATTAGTTGGACTTGCTTCTCCTTTAACAATTTCAGGTGTTAAGCAAACTTTATCTGCTTGAGAGTTAATCATATTCATTTCTTGAATGAATTGTCCTAACCCTGTATTTTGAATAGCGATTTGTTGTAATGATTCATCACCAATTATTTGACCATTAACTGCTTGTTCTAATACGTTACCAGTAGCATCTACACTATTACTCTTTAATAATAATAAAGATGATATTTCAGTAACAGCAGCATTTTGATTAACTAATTGATTTGCTCTTTCTTGTAAATCAAATAGTCTTTCAACTACTCCCATTCTTAACCAACGACCACGATATCTTCCTAAGTGAAAATCCATATAAGGACATTCATCTTCTTTTAATACTTCTTCGTAAAGGATTATTTCTTCATCTCCATAACCGTGACCAATCACGTGTTTATAGATAGGCTTTTCATCTTTCTTTTCTTGCCAATATCCTACGAACTCCCATATTTCAAATCTACTTTCTTTTTGATTTTTTTTAAATACTTCTAATACATTTTCCCAAGCTCCATCTTTTTCCCATAGGTCGTGTTCTGTTAGGTCGTGTAGCTCTACAATGTCAGTGTCTTCTATGTTTTCAATTGCTTGGTCAAAGTATAAGTTATCTGTTCTTGATTCTTTAACACACATTTTTCCACCTTCCTTATATTTCTTCCATACAGTAGAACCATAAGTTGATAGACCTTCAGACACATCGTTTAGTGTCTTATAAAACGCTTCATCATTAAACCATTTACGAACATTCTTACGTAAAGCCCAAGCTTGTAAGAAATTATGTTGACCTAATCCATATGGATAAAAGTCTTTAGTATCAGGACTAATTAACTTAGCAAAGTGAGTAATACGTGGGTTGGATATATTCCAGAATATAGCATCATCATCACGTTCCGTATACTTATTATTAATATAGAAATTAATCTTTCTTAGAGTTTCACGTTGATTAAATAAAATAGGTTGAACATTAATGTTTCCCTTTCCTTCAACGATTTCTAAGTAAGAGTTTTTGCTATTATCTATTACTTGTCTAACCTTATTACTTATTTTAGTATATTCCATATTATTATTTCCAGGCTTTTTTTATTTTATTACCAAGTAAATCAGTCTTTCTTGGTTTGTATGAACTAAATGCGTATCTTATAGAATCCATTGAGTTTGACCATTCGTGAATTGAATCATCTGGTTCATTTAAATACTTTCCAGTTTGTTTATCTTTTAAGAAGAAATAGTTTTCATAAGCCTTCTTAGTTTTTGTGCTTGTCTTTGTTAAACTAATTCTTTGGTCTTGAACAAATTGTATTCCTTGTGATACACTTCCTTGACCCTTTTCAGCTCCTAATATGTTTATACCAAAATCTTTTATTTCAGCTATACTCTTAGGCTCTGCCGAATCAGCTATTACCAATGCTCTTTCTAAGTTCTTTAAGGTATCAGCAATATTTTTATTACTCATTCCCTTTTGATAACAAACTTCATCAATTATGAATCCATCATTATATTTATATAGAGCAATAATTACTGTTGGGTCAACAGAATAACCAAAGTCAATTCCATATCTTTCAAGTCTTGCTTCGTGTGGTATTTCATCAATCATCTTCCAACCCTTATAGATTCTACCTTCAGCTTCTCCAAGTAGTCCTAGACCGTATACTTGCCACCACCTTGCGTTATTCTTACGTGCTTCAATAGATGATACAATTTCAGGACTTAGTGCTTCATTATCCTTATATGTCAATGTGATAAACTCTACATCTTCTCTTACTCCTAATATCTCCGTATAGAAATAGAACTCATTAGATGGATTCCAATCAAGGAATACAAACTCTTTTGTTCTAACTTCTAATTGGTCAAAGGCATCAAGTGTTGTGTTGTTTGCTTCGTTTATAAATAGTCTATCACGTCTTGAACCCCTTAACTTATCTCCGTTATCAGTAGAAAAGAACTCTATCTTACTACCTGTTTCAAATGTATATATTGAATCAGATATATTCCATCTCTTATCATCCCAATATCCTTGGTCTTTCAATATGTTTTGAAAGTCACGGATAGCACCACGTTTTAAATGGGGAATTGATTCAGATACAATACTTGTTAGTGTTGGTCTTTCATCTCTTTGAGCCTTATCTATTAAGTAACATAAGATTGATATTGTTTTACTGGCGGATGTTCCACCAGCGACAGCTCTAATCTTCTTTGTCAGTGCTGCTATCTTCTTTGTTGCTGTTGTTATCGAAAATGCCATATAATAGTGGTGTTGGTAATTGTTTACCGTCAGACGTTACGTCAATGTTATTTACTGATTTACCAAATACTCTATCAAATAAACTATCTAATGCTCTATTGTCTGGTCTTTCTGTTGTGATGAAATAGTATTCATCTGTTCTATCTTCTAATTCACCAGCTAAAAAGCTTTCAATTGTTTCTGGGTCTGTTATTAATCTTGGTTTCTTATTAGCACCCTTCTCTGTCTTCTCAATAACATAAAGCATTTGAACTCCTTCTGCTAAATTCATTTGGGAGCTAATCAATTTGTTAGCACTCTTTAAAACCCTTTGTCTAAATTCTTCTTCAACTACTCTTTTCTTCTTAGTTGCTTCATTCTCTTGACCTCTAGGTCTACCAGCATTCTCTCTAGCTCCACCCCAGGCTCTTGAATCATTTTTCAAGGTTTCATCTTCTGTTGTTACTACTTCTTCTTCCATTTTTACTTAATATTATTAAAAATCATTGGCTGAATATAGTTATTAAATCCATTATCGTAAAACATACTACCACTTGGTCTATATCCTAATTTTATTAATTGGTTTACTCTATTTTCTAAATCTAGAGAAAACACAGCTTTACAAATTATATAAGGTTTATTGTCTTCCATATCTATTTTACTTTAAAACCAATTTCATTATCCTTTTTATAATCATCAACTTCTTCATCTCCTAAAAAATAATTTCTCCAATACTCTCTATTACCATTAGTTATTGCGTGACATTTTTTACATAGTGTAACTAAATTAATAGGGTCGCAATTTTCTTTATTATAATCTATATGATGAACAGAATGAGCAATATCTCCTTGCTGTTCTCCACATAATTGACAAGTATATTTATCTCTTTCTCTAATACTTCTTCTAAGTGTGTCTGTCCAATCGACTGGATATGATTCAAATGATTTACCACCTTGCCAATTTGGAGATAATTCTGCTTTAGACCAAGGTCTAGGAACTGAATTAGCTAAACTTATTTTATCTTTTTGTTCTTTAGGCATTTTATATCCTTTATGTGACTCACTAAGTTTTAATTTATGCTCACTTGACAGTTCTTTACCAGACCAATATTTAGAATTATTTTTCTTTATCTTATTCTTAACTTCATCGGTTCTCTTTTTACCTTTATTAGATAAACCTATCTTAATACGATGTTCTTTAGTTCTAATATAAATTCCTTTAGGCATATCTCTTATTATTTTTCATATGAGCCTACTAAAGGAATCGAACCTTTAACCTTCCGCTTACAAGGCGGATGCTCAACCAATTGAGCTAAGTAGGCAGTTGTGGTTGGTAAGCCCTAAAAGTGTTACCATTTAAAATTCGCCTTTACGTTAATTCACCACATAAGTAACTTCCATTACTTCTTCAGCGTTCGCTGGTTATATATTGTTGTTTGTGGACTATCAGAGAATTGAACTCTGGTCTTACTATATTAGTAATCGAATACCTTTATAGCCCTTTGTTTTCTATGTCTTCTTTTTTACATCTAATAATTTCTTTATAGAGTTTATTTAATCTCCATTTAATTCTAAAATTAATATTTCTTTTAGCCTTTCTAACTTCTTTGTAATTCATATTAGACTGGACATATAAGTTAATTATTAGCTTTACCTTAATACGGTGACATCCTGTTAGTCAAACTTCCAGACGTTCTCTCTTTAGCATTTCTTATTTTCTTGGTGTGGACAATATGGGAATCGAACCCATCCAACTTCATCGCAAATGATGTTCGCCAGCCTTGGAACATTATCGCCCAATATTTGACCCCAGTGTGGGAATCGAACCCACGCATAGATGTTTTGCGGACATCCGTGTTTCCACTTCACCAACAAGGAATATGTCTACGATGTAGGAGTCGAACCTACCCCACTGGACTCCAACGCCAGCACGCTACCGCAACGCTTATCATAGTATCTGTGGCGGAGATTGAATTCGAACCAATGTGTATACAGATTATGAGCCTGTCTATTAACCACTACTCTACCCCGCTATTTTTATTTACTATGGGGTGAATAGTGAGAATCAAACTCACATTCTCCGCTTCACAAACGGTTGTTCTATCATTGAACTATATC